TGCTGACCGGCGTCGTGCGTGATCTGTGTGTCCGCCTTCCACCACCACGACGTCGAGTCATTGTCCCAGTAGCCGCGGAGCTCACCGTCCTTGCGCTGCTTGCTGCCGCCGCTCGACGACGAACCGCCGCTCGACGCGTCCGCGAGCGCCGCGCCGCCAGAACTAGATTGTGGCGTCTTCTTGTAGAATTGGATCTGCTGCTTGGTTAGGCGGACCTCGGTGTTCACCGAGTCTCCTTCGTGCAAATACTGCTGCCCGCCCATCCCTTGGCTCATCGACGACGATTGACCGCCGCCAGCGCCGCCGAGGCCTCCAGCACCGCCGCCGCCTTGGCCTGCCTGCTGCTGTTTCTTCCGCGTCTGCGGCTTCTTCTCCACGTGGCTGACCGAGATGAAGCGCTTCTGTTGCTGCTGCCCGCCCGAGCCGGAGCCGCCGCCGCTCCCGCCGCTCTGCTGCTGATCGTCGGCAGTGACCAGATAGGCACCGTCGTTCTTGTCTCCGCGCACGCGATGGTAAAGAAGCTGAACGCATGCCTTCTCGTGCGGCGCATAATAGCCCGCCTCACCCTCCTGCATCTGGTAGGGACGCACGCGCCGGTCGTTGATAAACGCGACCGGATGCGCGCGCTGGCCACCGATGTACATATGGATCGCTTCGGCGGCGTCGCCCTTGGGCTGGTTCTTGTTGTACTCGGCGCCACCATTCTGGCCGCCACCAGCGCCGCCACCGCCTTGGCCGCCACTTTGCTGGCCCTGTTGACCTTGCTGCTGCTGTTGATCGTCCTTCTGCTTCTGGCACACGCTGGTCATGCCGGCCGGGTGCCACACTTCATAGTCTTCTTGCGTCTCGCTGTAGCCAACATCGCCTTGCTTGACCTGCTGGCAGAGATGGTCGTCGTCGAACTCGCGAACGACCGCACGAGCACTACCGCTGTGTCCGGTCATCCAGGCACGCTTAGTCGTATGACGTACCGTCACCCTGGTCCTCCTCCATTGCCACCGCCGCCACTGCCCGGATCACTGCCCGGAACGCCTGAACCGCCCATAGCTTTGTCATTAACTAATTCAACATGCGAACGCGTGCCGCTTGTATTATCCTGCGTCCAGGTCACAGCCTTGAGCTGGAGCGTCTGACCGTACATGACCAGCATCGGGGACAGCACCGTCACCTTGTCGAACGGCTCCCATAGACCGCCAGCGCCCGGCACCGAACAGTTGCGCTGCCATCCGAGCGTCGTCACGTTCACCCAAATTTGCAGCGTGCTGGAATACATCGCTTCCATGTTGGAGCGATTATCCATCTGCTGATTCATCCACGCTGGCACTTCGCTGATCGAGGACTTCGGCAAGAAGCCTTGACTAAAAGCGGTGTCAATCGGGGGCTTTTCTGAATGAACTTGATTTGCTTTGGCACCCCAATCGTCATCCGTTCCCGGTCGCTGGCCCATGCTCGTGTAATCAGAACCTTCGCCGGCACCGGGCACACCGCCGCCGCCAACACCCATGAGGCTGTGAATTACTTCCCGGCCTTCAAGAATATTAACGCCTTCGATAACAGAGGCGCCCATGCCCATCACACCCATTACAATTTCACCTTGGGCATTCTCGCTGAGCGGCGTCTTGGTTGCCCGCGCGTGCTGCTCCATGAGCTCCCAAGGGCTTTCGCCCGGTGTCGTAGAAACTCGTGGAAACTGCTGGTTAGAACCCGGTTGCCCGCTGACATTGACGCCGAACGGCTGGGCCAAAGTTTGCGCTAACTGACGAAAATCTATGTTCTTCCAGTTACCCGTCTGCGAAACAACCGAGGCGTTAGACATGCGCCCCGACTTGCCTTGTGCCTGGATCTCAACAGTATGTTGCGTAGCGTCATAGAACACCTGCCGGGTGATGACCTCACCGGTCATCGCCAAGTAGCCGTCTAAAAGGACGGTGCACTTTTGCCCTGGCACGATGCGCATCGCCGACCACGACTTTGGCGTCGGGGTCTGTTCCGAGCATGTGAACCGCGCCGTGCGCGTGTTCTCGTATGCGGCCGCGCGCACGCTGACCGACTCCCACTCCCAATAGACGCTGCCGTCGATGACGATGACGGCGCGGCCCTGGTACGGAAATCCGAGTTTTTGTGTGAGAGCGCCGCTACTGGAAGCAGGGTCTACATTTTTCCCGATGTTGGCGGGATCGAATAGAGGCCCCAACCCGTTCGACACATTACTCCTCGCCGTATTGGTTCGGCTCGTTCTTGGCGTTCTGGCCAGCCGAGCGCATCTGGCCGGTCGCGCTCGTCTTCACCTTCGGCTCGGCCAGCATGCCGTGGCCCTTGGCGGTGGTCGAGACCTTATCACCGCGGGGCGCGGTGACGTTGACGTTGATGTCCGCCTTGCCGCCGCCGTTGGCGCCAAGTGCGCGATCCTCGCCGGCACGCGCGTGGCGCCGTGCCCATGCACCGCCGGTAGTAAGACCCTCACGCTGCCCGGTCAGTCGCTGGTGTTCGATCCTGCGGTCTAGATCCGCGCGCTCCCTGGCGAGGTCTGACCGCTCCCTATGTTCGCGCTCCTCGCGAGCCCTCTGCGCAGGATCGCGCAACGCTCTCGATGAGAACGGAACGACAGGATGATCGGCGAGATCGCGCTCGCGCTCGCGGCGCTCGCGATGGTGCTCGAGCTCCTCCTCAAAGCGTGCCTCGCGCTGCATGCGTGCCCGCAGCCGACGCGGAACATCCTGCCATCCCGGCCTCTGCTGCTCGCGCGCTCTGCGGTCGCGCTCCTCTTCCTCCTCCGCACGTCGCACCATGCGCTCGCGTCGACGCAGCGGAACATCGCTCCAATACGGGCCTTGTATTTGATGCTCCGCTTCTTCTCGCCTGCGCTCCTCGTCTGCGGCAATGCCTTGGCGGGCCGCACGCTGCATCCGTTCGCGCTGCCGACGGTTACGGATATCCCTCCAATACGGCCCTTCGCCGCGCGTCTCGCGGTCCTCTTCGATCTGCCGTTGACGCTCGGTTGGATCGAGCTGAGCGAACCGTCTTTGAGATATGCCGAATTGGCGGGCCAACGCGCGCTCCTCGGCTCGATCGTCAGCCAGAGCGGCCCGTATGGCCTCCTGCGTTTGTCTCGCGGATTGTGCACCCAAGCGCATAGCTTCCTCCCGGCCGGCTCTGCGTTGTGACGGTAGTCCGGTCGTCGGCTCGAACTGTTCACCGGATCTTAAGATCGATCCGGGCTCGGCGCCGCCAAATCTCATGGCACTGGCAAGACCGCGATATTGTTGTCCCCGCGCCCCTTCTCCCGCCTGCACGCGCGCGGTTGGCCCTTGACCCACTTGTCCCACCAACTGAGGTTGTTGTCCTCTTGGCCCGATGAATGCTTGACCATTGCGATTAACGTTGAGGTACAAGCCCTCTGGATGCTTCGCTACTTCCGCCATCAATGTTTGCTTGAAACGCGGCCAGTCGCTTGGGGCAATCGCAAAACAACCCGCCGAATAAAGTCTCTCGAGATCGTCACTGCTGCCACGATGGATTTGAATACCGGCGCGCATACCGACGCGCGGGTCCATGATCTCGCCGCCGCGTCCGCCTATCGTAGCGATCGAACCAATTTGCCTGCCGATGTCACCGAGTTGGCCCTGCCCGGTCCACGCCGGATTGATCGGGAAGGTACCGAACGGGATCGACCCTCTGCCACGGCCGCCGCTGCCCCAATGAAATACTTGGCCAGCGAGGTTCACAGTGCCAGCGACATGACTGACCGATGGTCCTGTAGTGCCAGGTCGATCAGTAATCGCACCCCCGTCTCCAGCGCCAGCGGTGGCCGGGGCACCGTAGTTCACCAAATTTCTTATCGTGCGTTCCGGATGACTGCCGATCGTGGAAAATCGTCGGCGCAGAAGCGACGCAGGGCTTCGAATGCCTCCGCTTTGTATCGCCTGCTGTGCATCTCGTATGAAGGCTTGGATCGACGCATTGGTATCGTAGGCGTTGCCGCCCGGAACTTGGTTATGAGCATATTGGAGAACGCCGAAAGAACCACCTGGATCGCTGGTGTTGGCGCTTCGCGGATTGAAGTTAGATTCGGCTTTGGCAACGCCGGTCATAAACCGCGCCCACTCTTCCGCCGATCCCGACGTGATTCCAAATTGCGCACCGTCCGGCGGAACCTGACCGACAAGGCCAGATGCCTTAACTTGCGCGAGCGCTTGATTGTAAAAGTTCTGGCCAGCACCGGGGCCGCCCTGCGCCATGGCAGGGACTCCGCCAGTGCCACGACCGCCAGTGCCGCCGAACCACGGCGCGCCCGTGCGCGCCCTGCCAGCACCGCCGCCGGCAAAACCACCAAGAGCACCGCCGAAGCCCATACCACCAGCGCCGCCGCCGCCTAGCCCGCCAGCACCAGCGCCAGCACCCGCTCCAGCGCCTTGGCCTCCCTGCTGTTGCCCGCCCTGCAGTTGATCCTGCAGCCACTTCATGATGTCGCGGATGTCGCGCAGATATTCGCTGCTCTCGCGCGATATATCAGCGGTCTGCCGCTGGCTCTCAGCCATCTGCGTAAGCACGATCGGCTGGCCGCCGGCGGGGCCGCCCTCGACGACACCGCGATCTTGCGCGCCACGATCTTGCGCACCACGGACCGCACCTTGAATATCTGCTAACGTAAAATCTCGAGGCCGATACTCGATGCGACTTCGACCGCGCGCGATGTTCTCGGGAGTGAGAATGGCTTTGTCGAAAGCCTCTTGATTGATGCGAAGACCGCTTAAATCAGCGCCGCCGTAGGCGCCGAACCTCTGCGGTGTTCCTACCGGATGCTCACGTCGATATTTTTCAATCGACTCCGCTAAGGGAATATTTCCACTCGCTCGTGCAGCCTCAGCACGCCGCGCACGTTCAGCATCAGCGGCAGCAGCGGCAGCTTGTTCTTCCGCTGTCGGCGGTGGCGCAGGTGCGCGCTCATGATATCGCCGCTTGTGTTCCTCCTCCTGCTTCTTGCGATTCTCTTCCCGTATCCTGGCCGCCTCTTCCGGCGACTTGCCATAAACGCCTTCGATGTGTTCCAAAACATATTTGATAGCGTCAACGACTTTATTGACTGCAGTCAACAGCGCTCCAGCAGCTTGCACGCCTGCCGTAAATGCTGCCGGTAATTTCTCAGCCAATATCGCAATTTGTTCGTTCAAATGCTTCATAGCTTCTTCATTTTTCTTAACGCCTTCTTCCCCCAATTCATTCCAACCCTTAGTCCAAGCATTACGTATGCGCTGAAATCCATCAGCCATTTCCCGATTAAGGTGCTTCATTGCTTCGAGTACTTGATCGGAAAAAATAGTCGGCGGGACGATGTTCTTACTTTCCTCAATCCACCGATGAATCACATCTGTCGTAGTGTGCAGCGCTTCCGCAATTTTCCTTTCTGCCCATTCGGGCTGCGGACCAATTCGCTCCAAGGCTTCTCTAATGCCGTCCTCTTTCGAAATAATTCCAGCGCGTATTTTCTCAAAAGTCTCTTGAAAAATATTTGCGATGTTTACGCCGGCTTCTCCCTGGATGCCTGTGCGCAATGCCTTATAGATGCGGGAGCCTGAGCCCTCAAATGACTCCTCGATCGCCTTGTTCCATTCCTCAAGGAACGATAGAGCGCCTTCCCTGCTCTTGCCCATGCGTTCGAAGATCTGAACGACGGTCTCAATGGACCTTGAACCCATGCCCAGACGGGTTTCCAAATTCACAGTTTCATTATAAGCGGCAGCAAGGTGCCGGTTGAGCAGATAAATGCTGCCAGCGGCGGCGGCGGCCACTGAGCCAATGGCGCCGACCGCCTTGCCAATTGTGCCAAAGTGCCTTGCTAAACCAGCAAGGCTGGATCCCATACCTTCAACATTGCCCTGAAACTTAGATAACCCCTCAATCGATTGTCCCATCGCTTTGTTGAAGGCGCTGAACGCATCCGCCATGTGCGTCTTCATAGCCATCAAAGACGCATTTACTCCAGAACTGTGATCGCCGACTTGCTTTACTTTTTCTCCAACTTCCTGAAAACCCTTTTTGCCGCGATCGGTTACATCTCCCATGCGCCGCTGAAAGTCTTCAAGCTTGCCGACGATCTCCTGAAACTTCGCGGAGAATTCGTCTTCAAGCGTGAAGGTCAGCGTTGCGGTTTCTTTTGCCATCAGCCGTTAGCCAGTTTTTCCTGCCATTCTGCCTCAATCCGATCGCCTTCATTAGCTTTATCAGTCCAGTACAAATCCCGGCTTATGTCCGAAATAGGCTTGGCGAGGAATACGTCCGGATCTTGCCCATATTCTTTCGCCAGCCGATAGCAGTTGATGATTAGGTTATCGAAATGCTGTTTTACACTATGAACTGGTCCGGGACAAAGAAATGGAACAGCATCATCGCGCCATTCTGCCAATCGCGCGGATCGAGCTGACGGATGGTGCTGGGCGGCACAACGGCGAGATGAGCCATCATCTGCGTCATCACCGCGCCATCGTAGATCGGCTTCGGCTGGTTCTCGAATATTGAAAGTACGATCGGACATCCAATGCGCTCGATGTCGCCGCCGGTCGGCTCGCGGAATTCGAGCTTGTCGACTTCCTCGCCGTTGGCGATGACCTTCTTGCGCAGCGGCAGCGTGCCGATCCACTTCTCCGGTTTTGCCGGTGCCGGTGCTGCTGCTGCTGGCGCTGCCGCTGGGCCGCCATTGGCCTTCGGCGCCTCGGCTTGCGGCGCTGCCGCCGCAGCCGTCGGCTGCGTTAGAAAATGCGGTAGTCCTTCTGTCATATGCCTCACTCCTTCAGTTTCTCCGGATGCACCCCGTTGAACTCGTGGATCACGATGTAGCCGCGCTCCCTGAGCGCAACGAGGAGATCCTCGACCAGCCGCTCGTCGTTGCCAGGCGCGAGCCCGATATCATCGAGCGCGCTTCCGACGGCTGCGCGAAGCGCAACCTGCGGATCGATCATGTTTCACCTTATGGCAGGATCTCGTTGCACACCGTGCCCTCGAAGCGAACGCGCCATTGCCCCTCTCTCGCGTTCACCTCGAATGCGGCACGGCAGCAGCCTTCCTGCAGCGCGAAGACCGTCCTGTTGGCGAGCTCCGCGGTGACCGTGACGTTGACCATCGCGCCGATGGCCTCAATCGAGAGACCCTGCAGCGTCGAGAAGTCGCCTTCGATGTACGGAACGCGCGGAAGTTCGCTGTACCCGTGCACATAATCCTGCCCCGCAATCATCGCGCGCTCGAACGGCGATGGCGAGACAGTTAGATTGCCACGAAGTGGATACATATTCCTTGTCTTCGCGACGGCTCGCTATGCCATCACCGCCTTTCGGCTGCTACATTTTCCAATGTAGAGGAGACCATATCATCACCCGCTTGGGGTGCTGGGCGCTTCGCTCCGCTTGGAGCTACGAGCTCTCGCTCTGGTCGTTACACCTTCCGCATTTCTGCAGCTTGGCTCGGGATTAGCCGGTCTGGCCTTTCCCCGAATTCACCCAGTTATTCGATCCCGATTGCTCGGGAAAGCGGCTAATAGCTATTAACCGTCCACCTTGAGGAAAGCTATGCCGGCAATCCTCTGTGCCATTTTAGACCTCCATGTTGTGAACTCATCGGGCATCTTGTCGCGCCTTTGCTGATTGCAGCGCGCGCACGACATGACGATGTTGCTCGGCCAGTTAGAGCCGCGGCGAGCGAGCGGAATGAAGTGATCGATCTGATGCTTGCGCGTTATATCTGCGTCGCACCAAAAGCAGCGAAAGCCTTGAGCCGTTAGAATTAGAAAGACATTGCCGCGATCGAATGATCCTTTTGCCTTTTGCCGACGAGCTCGCCGCCTATGCCTACTTGCTCGGAAGACTTCAGGATTTGCTTTCTGATACTCGGCATTACGCTTCCGCACGAGCTCGGCAAGCGCAGGATTTCTTCTACGCCGCTCGACCTGATCAGCATTTCGTTTTAGCCGGTTCCGCCTGACTTCAGTCTTGCGCCCATTGGCACGCTTACGCGCCACAAATTCAGGATCGCGCATCCGCTTCGCGTGCTGGCGCTTCCGTTGCTCTTTCCATTCGGCTAAGCGCGCGGGGTCAGACTTTATTGCTGCCTCGCGCGCCATTGCTTCGGCGATGCGTTTCGCCCGATGCTTTTGATAGCTATTAGGATCGTACAAAGCTGGCGGCTTTTTAGCCGCCAAACCCGAGCGTCGGCGGTCCGCCAGGTCCAGCGCCAAAGCCTGCACCGCCGCCTGCACCGATAG